ATTGTAGTTCTTGGATTTACTAGAGTTGCATTTGCTCTTTCAAGAATAGATACAAAGTCCATCCAACTATCTTTTCGTGTAATAGAACCACGAACAATAGCAACGGTCATAGCGCCAACTTCAAAACCTTTTTTATCGTCTTTGTTATGAAATTTACGGATGCCGTCTTCAAAGGTAGTATAACCACCTGTAAGTTTAAATAGATAATGTGGATAACCTAACTTATCACATTCTTCCTGTAATCTATCAGCAGTATGAAAAGTCTTTGCCTCTTCAGGCTCGTCTGTAATAATCAACAGACGCAAGAATTTTTTATCGCCTTTAGCTTCTGTTAGGTAATCTTTAAACTTGTGGACTTGCATTGTTACTTTCTTCTGGTTTTTTGCCTATATTATATTTAGCAACCAGGTTCCATTCGTTTTTCTCTTTGAATGGTAAAACTTTGATTTGACTTAAAGGTGCTTTGTTTTCTACCATACTTGTGTTCACCACCTCTATTAAATTCCAGTCTTGAAGTAATAATGCTATTGTGTTTCTTCTTTGAATATCATTCTCAACTAATGTTGATTTCTTACCATCTAAAGCAAACAATTCTTTAAAATGTGTAATGTAATATTTGCCTTGTTTGTGTAAAATATGACACGATTGATATAGTGTTTTATCTTTACGACTTGCAACACCAATTCTTGTTAAAGTCTCTCTGACTTTTAAAAAGTCGTCTGGCTGTTTGATTGTAACTTCTAGCATATCACTAGACGACCAACTTGTAATCTCTTCACTCATTTTTTTCTCCCACCTTTTTTCAGGCCTAATCTTATTGTTTCAATTTGGTCGTCTGAAAGTAGGTTAAGAGCTTCTTTAGCCTTTTGATTACTATAACCATAATACTCTTTTATTACTTCAAGGTCTTTGACTTTCTTTTGAGATAGCCATTTCCCACCAAATCGCTTTTTCTTTCTGATACTATTTATAAAATAGTGAAATTGCATACGCTTAGGTAGAAAATGTAAACCATTCATCTCGTTACTATGCATAATTGTATCATAGAACATAGATAAGCACCGATTGATAATGAAAGGTGGATATTTCTTTTCCCACATAACATCATCTGAATCTAAAAGTGGTTCTTTAGATTCATTTATGGCCTTTAAATAATCTTTTAACTCGTACATTATTTAAATTTACAATTGGCCATGATTTCAGTTAAACATGCGACCATATTAATTTCTTGGTCAGCAACAAAGGCGGACTTGTATTGATAACCTGCAATAATTAATATTGATTGTGGCAACGATTGTGCCTGTAAAGAATTGTACATCAATTCATAAATGGTTGTAAACAATGATGATGGCTCTTTGTCAAGATTGTTAATAACCCATTTACGCATGTCATTAAATCTTTTTTCTTTTAAGATTTTGACCAGTTCTTTTGTATTTGCTTCAGATAAACTAAACAAAATACCACTATCAATCTTACCTCTAACTGAATATCTTTGAAGTTCGTTGATAGTTCTTCTAAAATCTGGATAGTATTTCTGAATTAACTCTGCTAATACTTTTTTATCAAAGTCAACATCTTCATCTGTTAAGACTTTTGATAATCTATCAAGTAAAGCCTTAGCAGTTTTTACTTTTTGACCATTCTTAATAGCAAAGTCAATAACGGTACAACGACTATGTAATGCTGGTAAAATCTTGTTCTTGTAATTACAAGTAAAGATAAATCTACAATTACTATGAAAAGTCTCAATGAAGTTTCTCAAAGCAGGTTGCACGGACTCGGCATTCATATAATCTGCCTCATCTATGATTACAACTTTGTGTGCTGATGATTCTGTTAATGATACGGTAGAAGCAAAGTTTTTAATCTTGTTTCTTAATGTATCAATCTGTCGGCCTTCATCTGAACCGTTGATAATAATATAATCTGCACCAAGTTCCTCACACAAAGCACGAGCAACCGTAGTTTTACCAGTACCTTGTGTACCAGATAATAACAGATTAGGTATTTCTTTTTGTTTTAAGAATTGAGCAAATGTATTTTTTGTATCTTCAGGTAAAATACAATCACTTATCTTTTTAGGACGGTACTTCTCCACCCATAGGTATTCTGACATAATATAATCCTCACTAGTTTCATAATTTAAAATTCACTATCTGGCTCGATAGCAACCCAATATTGAATTGGTTTATTTCTATTTATGAAGTGTGAGATTTTTTGTGAAGAAATAGCCACATCATAATCATCTTGAATCATTTTAAAGTTTTCTGTTTTATAATAAGCACAGAAAGTTTTATCTGTTTCACCAACTACAATTGAATAGTCGTTAGATGATGGCGTCTTCTTGTCAGTAGCAACAATACTAATATCTTTACCATCACCTTTTACTGCAATGTCTGGTAGATTTAGTGTTGTAACACCTTTCATAAGTTTTGCAAAAGTATCCTTTTTCAATTGAAAAGTAACATACTTATCAGGCATTGTAATTGTTTTTGTAGGTGCAACTACAACTGATTTATCTGCAAAATAATATTTGATTGATTGTCTTCCGTTTGCGTCTTTAATTGTTAGATTAGCACCACCGTTAAATTTAAGTTCAGACTTATCAAATAAGTCAACTGCTCTTAAAAATTCAGGTAGGTCATAGATAGCAAACTCTTGGTCAAACTTCTCTGTAATATCAGCCTCTGCTAATATGTTTTTCAAAGTAGAGATAGTTTGAAGTTTGTTGCCAGGTTTCACAAGAATATTCTGATTGATGTCGGAAAAATTCTTTAGAATAGCAACGGTATCACTTGTTAGGTTCATTATATAAACTCCTCATAATTTAATGGAGCGGATACTTGGTACTGCCCCAAGTTCTACAAGTTGGTAACCTGTCATAATACTTTTATACGATATCCGCATTTTCTTAATATACACTAAAGGCGTCCTAATGTCAAGCCTAGGACGCCTCATAGTTTTTTAAACGGTAACTAATGCCACCGCCTGTTTTCTAATTAATGGTGTAATTTGACCTAAAAAGTGTTCCATACATGGATGTTTAGGTGTAAAACCATTCTGTCTTTGTTTAATACTTCTTAAATATTCAACAATAGCACCATCTTTCCAGAAAATATCTGCACAAATATAATTAAAGTCCTTAATACCACCTGATTGTGATAAATCATTTAGTGTTAATTTTCTTCTTCTAAACATTGAAGAAGTATTTTGGTCTTTAAAATATTCATAGAAAAAATCTGCTAATTGTTTTCTATCAAAAATAGCAGGTTGATTATTGGTACCATGAATTTCTGTCAATGATTTAAACATTGAAGAAAAACACCATATAGCACTATTAGGAATAATAGTTTCTTTGGTAACTTTTTTTGCTATTTTTTTAGCAACACCTACGGCAGCCACAACATTTGTTTCGCCATATTTTTTAAAAATACCATTACCATCACCTTTATTAAAACCCATAATAGAGCTTAGAGTAGGCCATTTTTCTTTCATTTCAATTTTTTCAAGTTCCATTATACCTTGATAATTCAACTCGTTTTCTAATAAGAAATTATAACAATCAACAATCTCTTTTCTTTTTGCTCTTAAACCAGAATGAAATTTTTGTCCTTCATTTTGGGATTGTCTATCACCAGCGTCTGAATGATGAGCGTCTGATTCTATTGTTATAAAATCAGATTGTTTAAGATTATCTTCTAGTTTGTGAAATTTAACCTTTACTAACAACTCAACAGATTCACCTTTAGCGGCTAATTTTTTCATCCAAAAACGGTGATTACCCATATTCTTAACTACATAAAAATGATAAACGCCATTTTTATCTTTGTAGTATCTAATATAAGCATTTAAGGTACCAGCGTCATCATCATCAAAACCTTTAGGTTCGCCTGTGTTAGGAGATAATTGATTTAAATTATCTCTACATTTCTGGTCGCTAGTTTGTGTACCTCTGTCATAACCACCTAATGTAGAATCAGATGTAAAAATTTGATTATCTCTAATTCTACAAACAAAGGTTTTGTTATTGTCTGTTTCTGGATTAAAGTTGTTAACAATCTCTTCAATAACAGGATAATTAGAATAATCTGAATTATCATTCCAATCAGGCAAGTCTTTTATAGCTGCCTCATCATATTGTTTATTGAAAAGATGTAAATTGGACAATAAGTCCGGGAAGTGTGTTCTATGATTAGAGTCATAGCTGACTATTATTACATTTTTCATTATCGTAACCTCGATTTGTTGTGATTAACTCTCAACACGAATTAATCATTTTTATAATATAATCCTATTTATACACGAAAGGCGTCCCAATGTCAATGCTGGAACGCCTTTCTTAAATTTAGTAGAGCCTGCTTATATAATTACAGGATACAACAAGACTATTTAATATTAATAGTTCTTGCTTTTTTGTGGTCAGGTACAATTTTTTCTAAAGACACTTTTAATAATCCGTCTTTAAGTTCAGCACCTTTGACCTCAACATCATCAGCAATTGTAAAAGATTTTACGAAGCTTCTTTTAGCAATGCCTTTGTGTAATACACCGTCATTGTCTTCAACTTCTTTTTCTTCTTTACTTTTTACTGATTCGATTTTTAAGATGTTATCTTCATAATTTACAGATACATCTTTTTTACTATAGCCTGCTAATGCCACCTCAATGTCATATGATAAAGAACCTGTCTTTACTATATTGTAAGGCGGATAGTTAGTAGCCGTCATACTTGGTAGTTGAGTAGTTAACATATCAAAATGGTCGAACATGTCATCAAACCCTACCGTAAACGGTCTCAAGCCTGTAAAAATTGATTGAATTGCTTTGTGATTGGTCATATAGAACCTCCTTTTTATTAAGCAAAGTTTATTT